CCGCGTTAGCTTCGGCTCTCACGCTTTCGCTATACGCTCTTTGAGCTTTGCGCTTACAATCGAATTAGACGGAACTTAGAACGAAGGTGGTAGCGTATAGCGGCTGACCCTCCGCGTCGAAGAGCTTTCCCGCAAGGAGACTAGTAATCGATCTGTTTGATGTGCCGCGACCGCGTGCGGCATTCTCATTGAGCCGCTGCTGCACTCTCTCCCAGAGTTCCTTCGACAGAATCGCTTCGTGCTGCCCCGGGTGGCGTTCCTGCTTGTGCCGGATTTCACCTACGTAAATTGGGTTGGCCAGCAGCTCGTACAATGCTCCACGCGAGAACCGGCACCCTCCCGACTTGATGCCATTGCGCGAGATCCGGACTTTCGACTTTATCCCTCTCTGGTCCAGTTCCTTGCTCAGCTGTCGGACGCACCCCAGTTCCAGGTAGCGTTCATAGATGTTCCTGACCTTTTCGGCTTCCGCAGGATTAACGACCAGCCGCCGCTCGCGAACGTCGTAGCCGAGCGGCGGCACGCCTCCCATCCACATGCCCTTACGCTTCGAGGCAGCGATCTTGTCCCGGATACGCTCGCCGGTGACCTCGCGTTCGAACTGGGCGAAGGAAAGCAGGACATTGAGCGTCAGCCGGCCCATCGAAGTGGTGGTGTTAAACTGTTGCGTGACGGCGACGAATGACACTCCGTGCGCATCGAACAATTCCACGATCTTGGCGAAGTCGGCCAACGAGCGGGTAAGGCGGTCTACCTTGTAGACTACGACCACGTCGATCCGCTTTTCCTGGACGTGGGCGAGTAGGGCTTTCAGGGCTGGTCGCTCCATGGTCGCGCCGGAAAATCCGCCGTCGTCGTACCCCGTTTTAACCAGGCGCCAGCCCTCGCCGGCCTGACTCTTGACGAATGCCTCGCACGCCTGGCGCTGCGCGTGTAGCGAATTGAAGTTCTGTTCCAGCCCTTCCTCGGAAGACTTGCGGGTGTAGATTGCGCAGCGTTTGGGAGTGCTGTCACTTCGCGCCATTAGTCGCCTCCTGCTTTTGCCTGCCCCGCAGACCGAAGAACTGTGGCCCGTTCCAGTGCGCGCCAGTGATCTGCTTAGCGACCTCAGTGAGTGACCGGTAGCGCTTTCGCTTGTACAGCACTCCGCGATCCAACACCCTGACCTCATGAGTGACGCCATGCCACTCACGCATCAAGACGGTTCTCGCCGGCGCCGGGGCTGCCGGTTCAAATCTCAGTGGCCGTCCTGATCGCGCGTCGTTGGCCAAGCGCATAAGAAGTCGCCGGGTGGAGGGTTTAAGCCCTCCGTGGACTTGCTCCTGAATTCGGTATGCCACGGCACGGGTCAGCAGTTCGTGGCTGATGCGATGCGGCGGCTCAGAGCTGTAGAGCGCCCGCCACTGCTCTTTCAGCTCGGTGATCGAACACGCCTTCAGCGAAGCGAGTCGCAGCCGGATCGTTTCCGGCGACTTGGGAAATCTCTCGTCCTGCATGTGCGCCCTGCCTCCTGGCGGGCAGACACACACATTGCTCTGGTTCGCAATCGAAGCCAGTCAAGGTGTTCATGCCCTATTCGCCTTCCCATCGCCTTCCATCGTTCAGGGCTCTCACAGAATGAGCGGTCATCGCTCGCTTTGTCGGCGCAACAGAGCAACCATCCGTGGCCAGCCGATACGGCTGAAGGAGAATCAAAGAGAATGGAAAGCGCGAAATTGGCAAACGGTAAGAAGACTGAACCTGTAAACACCAAGTCCGCAAGAACGCCGATGAAGCTCGGGAGTAAGCCGAAAGCTGAGAAGCTCGTGTGTCGCTACTGCGGGAGTGACGATCTAGCTCCGAGCTTTATCAAGCGACGCGATCGCCGTTGCCGAAAGTGTTTCAGCAAACGCTATCGATCGGCATCTGCCAAGAAGCCGAGAAGCAAGAAGTAGTACCAAGGGGTGCGACGAGGGATCGGGCGCTTTGACGCTCGGTCCCTTTTTCTTTCGCGCTACCCTATCGCCCGGGCCTGTGTGTGGCGAATTACTGATTTCCCCAGAACCAGCAATTCGCCACTCACACGTTCCAAACTGAACAATTTACCAAATGCATTGTGACGGCGGTGTTGTTGGTCATTTCGATCCTGAACATTGCGGGTGACAAAACATTCTTCTTTGAAGAGAACAAGAGCTCGCTTTGAGTCATTTGGTCGAGCTTCCGGTCGCGCTCTCTTCGGGTAGCGGCGCGATCAGTTGATCGCTCAGGAGGCGATCGGCGCTTTGCGGCCGAGCGCCGAATAGAGCTTTGCGACCGGCTGGGAGGCGAGGAGGGATTTCTTCAGGCCCGGCATGTGCAGGTTGTTTGCAATAGCTTCGAGCGTCCGAAGCGCGCTCATGAATTGCTCCTCCGCCTCGCGATCCCTGCCCAGCTTGAGTAGAACTTGACCGAGGGAGCATCTCGCGATCCAGAGATCAGGATGAGTTCCGATTTGCTCCGCGAGGGTGACCGACGATTCGAGGGCTCCCACGGCGTCTTCGAGCTGACCGTTGGCGGTGAGCACCATCCCCTGAAGCCCCCGGGCGCGCGCGATATGCTTGCGGGAGTCGTGGTGCGACGCCATCGCGAGCGACTCCGCCGCGAACTTCGACGCGTCATCTAAGCGCCCCTCCGCAAGGGCCAACGCACCGCGGGCACGGAGCAATGGGATGTGCCAGCGCCACCGATACCAGGTGTCCTCCTCGAGCAAATTCCAGGCGCGTTGCATGTATTCCTCGGCCTTCCCGTGCTCGCCTTTTTCAAGGTGAGCCAGGCCGGCCTTCAACAACGAATGTCCGCGTGGCTCAGGCCACGGCCACGCTGCTCTCGCGATCTCTTCAGCCTCGACGTTGCGTTCCGCCGCAACATCCAAGTCGTAGAGCTCTAGGTGAACTGCGGCTATCAAGTTGGGCGCTCGCGCGATCCAGAACTTGTCGCCAGCGGCAGAGCCATAGTCGCTGAGGCGCTTATACCAACGCATCGCTTCTTCGTAATTTCCCCGCGAGAGATGCGCGTTCCCGATCTGGAAGACGCCCATACCATAGTTGAACCCCGAATGAATCGTTTCCGCCAGCTCGACCCCTTCCTTGAGATGAACCAGGCCACGGTCAAACTCGCCGCGCCATTGCAGCGCGCCGCCAAGGTACACCAGCGCCTTGGCCCGCAACGGCTCGTTCTTGATCTCCTTGGACAGCCGCAGAGCTTCTTCGGCGTCAGCGGTGGTCGCTACAATCTCACCCCATCCAGCGGTAGAGATCGCCACCCGGTTGGCGATGCAAATAGCCTGAAACTCGTGGTCGCCGAGGTCCCGGGCGATCGCGAATGCCTGCTCGTTGTAGTCAATCGCCGGCTCGCCGCGATGTGAAAAATCATAGACCGAGCTGAGCCAGACCATCGCCTCCATTTCCCGGCGCCGAGCGCCAGCGCGGCGCGCCAGCTCCAGCGCCTTCAAGAACTCAGCGGCAGCGTTGTCGTATTCGCTCAAATTCAGCATGACTTCAGCGTACTTGGAGTGCAGCGTCAGGAGCGCCTCCCAATCTGGAGAAGGGAAAAGCTTCGCCGCGGCGTCGAGCGCACTGAAATAGTGTTTTCTTGCTTCAGTGTTCGCAAACACGTGCGCGGCCTGATCGCCCGCGAGCGTGCCGTACTGCATCACCTTTGCCCAATCCTCGCCGCGGGCGAAGTGATGCGCGAGTTCCCCGAAGTGCTCGGTCAGCCGATCGCGGTAAAGCGCTTCGATTGCCTCACCCACAGCCCGGTGAAGATCTTTGCGGCTCTGGACGAGCAGGCTGCTGTAGGCAACGTCCTGGATCACCGCATGCTTGAAGATGTACCCCGGTTCGGCGAGCAGTCCCTGCTCGTAGATGATCTCCAGCGCCTTTAGTTCACCTAGCAGCCCCTCGAGCTTGCCGCTAAGTCCGGCGACCCGCTCGAGAAGTCTAACAACGAATTGCCGGCCGATTACGGAGGCAAGCTGAACCATTCGCTTTCCGTCGCCGCCGAGCCGATCCAGACGCGCCATGATGATGTCCTGCATGGTGTTTGGGACGCTCAATTCCTCGAGCGCCTTGGTCACCCGGTAGTGCCCGTTCTCACGCGCAAGAAAGCCAAGGTCAACGAGCGACTTGGCCATCTCCTCGACGAACAGCGGCACACCTTCAGCCTTCTGCTCGAGCGCGATCTTAAGTTCTTCGGGAAATTCCGTCGTCCCAAGCACGCGTGTCGCCATCTCCAGCGCCTGCGCTCCAGAAAGATGATGAAGATTTAGCGTGGTGTGAAAGCTTCGACCGGGAAACGGATGCATCTGCCCAAGGCGATGCGTCAATATTACCATCACGCGCGCGCCTGCGACCGAATCCATCGCGAAATCCAGGTACTCTCGCGTGCTGGTGTCGATCCAATGGAGGTCCTCGAATACCAGCACCAGCGGCCTGAGCGTCGCGCCGCGCAGCATCAGCGCGCGCAATGCATCGAACAGCCGTTTTCGGCGCGCCGAAGCGTCCATCGCGGCTACGACCAGGTCGCCCGGGTCAGCGGAGAAAAGGTAGCGCACATATGGTATTTCCGCTGCGAGCCCGCCCATAGAGCGCATCTGGTGTTCGACCTTGGCGATCAGTTCGGGTTCACCATCGCCTTCCCTGACGCCGAAGTTTTCATGCAGCTGGTCGATCAGGGGCAGCATCGGAGTGCTCTGACCGAACGAGACGCATCGCCCTTCGAGCCAGGTAATTGGATCGCTCGAGGCCTCCAGGCGGCGGCGAAACTCGAGCAGCAGCCGCGACTTGCCAATCCCAGCTTCGCCCGCGATGAACGCCACCTGCCCGCGTCCTTCGCGAACTTCGCGAAACAGGTCCTCGAGGACCGCAAGCTCCCTCTCCCGGCCAACCAGCGGAGTAAGCCCCCGCTCAGCGGTCACCTCCAATCGCGTACGCCGCGAACGTGCCCCGGCCACTTCGAAGGCGCGCACCGGGGCGTGACCTCTGATCTGCAGCTCGCCCAAGTCGACCGTGTCGAAGAACCCCTCGATCGCCCTGCGAGTCGTTTCACTGACTACAACACTGGTCGGGCGGGCGCCGGACTGGAGCCGTGAAGCAAGATTGATAGTGTCTCCTATAGCGGTGTAGTCCATGCGCAAATCATCGGTGATCCGGCCCACCACTACGATTCCAGTGTTGAGCGCGATCCGCATTTGCACGACCAGCCCGCTCGTTTGCTCAAGGTCCCTTCCGAACGATCCGAGCGCGCGCTGAATAGCCAGCGCCGCGTGCACGGCGCGCCGAGGCGCGTCCTCGTGCGCAATCGGCGCTCCAAACAGCGCCATAAACCCGTCGCCGCCGTACTGATTGATGGTGCCTTCGAAACGGTGAATCTCGGCGGAAACCAGCTCGAAGCAGCGTTGAACGATTTTATGGACCTCTTCGGGATCGAGCTTCTCGCTAAGCGCGGTGTAGTTCGCGATGTCCCCGAACAGGACCGTCACCTGCCGCCGCTCGCCTTCCAGCGCGGCGCGCCCGCTCAGAATCTTCTCGGCAAGATGGCCGGGGACATCGGGAAGAAGCGCATCGCGGTGCGGGCTGTCGGTCGCGCGCGGTTTTGAGTATGAGGGCTCGGGAGCGGGAGCGTCGAGCGTGGCAAGCGGGTTTCCGCACGCGCCGCAGAACCGCGCGCCCGCCGACACGGTCGCGCTGCAGTGCGGACACTTCAATTCAAGCGGCGTCCCACATTGCTCGCAGAAGCGCGCTGCGGCGGGGTTATCGAACTTGCACGACGCGCACGTCATTTGGATTTACGCAGTCCCCGGGCAGAACCTATCGTCCCAAGTCTCGTAATCATAGTGCCAGCCGATCGCGTCGGGCTTTGAACCTCGTCCGCGGTTTTCGGAACCTATAGTGTCCGCAGAGACAACAGCTAGGAGAGGCACATACGAACTCAGGCCTTCGTCTGATGTTAAGCGTCGAAAAATTTGCGCGGGTGAGACCAGAGAAAAAAGGGAACCGGGGAGACCAGAAGCGGAGCCGAATCCGAGGCGAACATACTCTCTGCGGGAGTGATGCTTTTTTTCGGGCCGAATAGTCCGCCAGATTTGGGCCGAATTGAGCCCATCGATTGCCGAAGGGTCTCGTGGGTTCGATTCCGCCCCTCTCCGCCACCCAGTCCTCGATTTTCGCGTTCTCTGCGGGAAAATCGAAAATAGTGCGCACGTTCGGGCACTATCCCCTTCCTAAGGGCGCCGGAGACGGCCACATTCCCTCCTGATCGGCTGAATCAAGCTCGATTCTCTCGGTCGAGAATCAGGACGGTGCCCTATATGCCAATCGTAGCACGCTCCTATCCGACGGCCGTTCAGAAGGTTCGGCTACCCAGTACAACTTTAGTGGTGAGCGAGACCCCGCTGACATTTCCCTGGATTCTGACGTTATAAGGCGGATCGCTGAATATCAGGCCAGCTTTCTCGCCTTTCATTAGAGTTTTATAGCTTGCAGCCTCAAGTGCGCTTCCACACAGGACACGGTGATTGCCCAGGAGCCACTCGTCCCCTAGGCGGCTGACCGGTGGTCCTGGAGGTAGTGACGCTAAATCGTCAGCCTCGTCTTGTTCAGCAGTTGAAGTAAGTCCTTCTATCCGCAAATCGATCTCGCCCATCTCGAACCCGGTTGCCTCAATGCTAAAATCTAGGTCGAGAATCGATAACTCCTGCAACTGTTCTGCCAGCAGGCGATCATCCCATACGGAAGTTTCTGTCAATCGGTTGTCGGCGATCATGAACGCGCGAGCCTGGGCCTCGCTCAGATGCTCTAGGCGTATGGTCGGCACTTCGCTCCAGCCGAGTTCCTTGCATGCCATGATTCTGCCGTGACCAGCGAGAACTCTTCCGCTGCCATCGACTAACACCGGGACATTAAAGCCGAACGAATCAATGCTGCGCGCGATTTGACGCACCTGTCTGGCCGAGTGAGCGCGAGGATTTCTGGGGTCAAGCTTGAGGTCGGCAATCTGTCTGAAAACAATTTTGATACGATCGGCTTCGGAACTGTTCGGCTGCGATAGCCGCTTCGTTACTTCAATATTCCTCATAGCCTTCCTCCAAAAGAGAAAGGCCCGATCTGGAGCGCAACGTAAAATTGTCGCGGACCGGACCGGGCCGAAATTTCTCTTGGATTATTTGCTCTAGAAGTATTGTTCAGTCAATGGGGGATGTGCACATATCAACAGTTTGTCCACAACTTTGTCCGCGGCTCTCAGAACGTTGTGATCTCGGACGAAGCTCCGGCCGCATTTCCGCGGTCCTGATTCCCACCTCTGGCTGGCCGCTAGACATAGAGGTGTCAGTTTTGTAGAAAAGCACTACCTACAGTAACTGACTGGTTTTGGTGGTTCCCCGCGCCAGTCAGGGACGGGCCGATGAACTCTCTCTCCCCCGAGCGCATCGGCCCGTTTTTTTTGCAAAGACGCTGGCACGAGTCTGAATTTGAACCCGTCAGTAGCTTAATTTGCGGAATGAAGCGGAACCAAGGCGGGATCAATGGGATCAAACGGCTTCGCAGTGAGGTATGCGCGACGAGTTGAAAGGCAGGTTGTTGCTTGTCTTGAGGAATACACCGATTCGCTGAATGTCAAAGTATATCGAGCCGTCCGGCCTCATCGAAGCTTTCAATCCGCATCGGTCGCAGTGATGCAGCGACGGCGGTTCACCTGGCTTGGAATCTTCTACGAAGTGATGACCCTTGAAATCCGCTATCACGTCGATTCTCCTCAGTTGGATCGGGTCGACGCTGGCGAGCCAATTTAGTACTGACTGCCCTCTGGACGCTATGGCGGCAGTTTGTTACTCGGGGGATTGCTGATTGGGTTTGCCCCCCTTATCCAGTCGGTGTGCGGGCCAGCGAATACACGTCTCGCTTGGCCCGTTCTTTAGGCTTTCTGGCTCGCTTCCCATCCGTCCACGATTTCGACCAGATCGTCAAACGAGAAGAGTCGGTCAGATTCGCGACATTGGCCGGCCTCGAAATAGGCTTGGCCTCTTTCTCTGCGATGGGTGCAACAAGTCTCTGATCGAAGAGAATGTCGGTCTTTCGGAGTGGTTTCGGAAATATCGGAGCCGCAGCTAGGACACTCGAAGTCAGCACTTAGGACACTGGTTGCCAGTTAGGAATCTGCCGCCTCGCGTCCAAAAAGAAAGGCACGCGTTGGCTTCACCATGAGGGCAAATCCACCAGGCGCGTGCCGTCGACTACCGTGGGGGAGTACGAAAGCCGATGCTCTTCGTTTAGTGGGAGGGCGCGACTATCGCTACCGGCGGCATGTTCCGAACGGCACTATTGGTAACGTACGCATCACGCTTATCCACAACGTTCTTTTGGTAACTCTGCATATGGATTGATTTGAAAAACGGGCCAGCGAGTCCGCTCGCCAGCCCGCTGCCGCCGCGGAGCTGACCCACGTGCGGGGTGATATCACGTTCCGCAACGTGAGCTTCCGATACGCCGGCGATTCACCCTTCGTGCTGAAAAACGTATCTTTCAATATAAGAGCCGGCGAATTCGTCGCGCTGGTAGGCGCTTCGGGCGTCGGCAAGACCACGCTCTGTTCGCTGATCCCGCGTTTCTGTGATGCGACCGAAGGCAACATCCTCATCGATGGCAGGAACGTCAGGGATATCCGCCCACACTCGCTGCCTCAAAATATCGGCATCGTGCAGCAGGACGTTTATCTGTTCGCGGGAACGGTCGCGGAGAATCTCCGCTAAGGCAAGCCCGATGCGAGCCGCGACGAAATCATCGAAGCCGCGAAACTGGCCCATGTGCACGACTTCATCACGGCGCTACCGAACGCCTACGACACGGAGATCGGCGAACGCGGCGTTAGCCTCTCTGGCGGGCAGAAGCAGAGGCTCAGCATCGCTCGCGTCTTTCTCAAAAATCCACTCATCCTAATATTCGACGAGGTAAAGCGCGCTCGACAATGAAAGCGAACGATCGGTCCAGGAGTCCCTGCACCTGCTCGCGCGCGGTCGCACGACGCTCGTACCAACCGTTGCCGTTTGCCTCACGAAGCCTGCCTTACGATGAACACGCGCAGGTAGCTCGTTCTCCCAAACTTCGATGCTCCTTGTCGCGCGAAGTTTTGTTCTGCGAAGAACATCCATTTTCTTGATTGTTGAACCGCTCTCCTGCTAACAAAGAATCTTGTATCGATGACTGTAAGTGTGCACAGGAGAGAGGGCACGTCGAATGCTAGCAGACATGATCGTCGCGCTTCTGATTTCACTCGACGTAATTCTG